GGCGGAGGTACTGGGCATACTAACAGTGCAGGCAACGGTGCAGTGGGACGCGGTGGTGAAAGTTATTTTGGTGGCGGTGCGGGCAATAATCGTGAGCTTGCCACTGGTAAAAATGGAAACGGCGCCCCTGGTGCAGGAGGTGCAGGCAATAGAACAGATGACGGCTCTGCCGCAGGCGGCGCCGGTGAAGATGGTGCAGTAATAATTTGGGAGTATAAGTAATGAAAAGAGCATTGATAAACAGTTTAGAACCAGGTAGAGTATGCGAGGTAGTAGATCTTGGCAATGAATTCGACGTTGCGGCTGATCTAAGTTGGATAGACTGTCCGGACGATACAACTACACTGCACAAACACAATGTTGAAACAGGTGAATTTACTCCGTTTGATATATTAACAAGCCCAGGCTTTGCTGAAAACGCCTACAAGGTAGCCAGGGCAATTGCCTATAAATCGCCAGGAGAACAGTTAGACATGCTGTTTAAAGAACTACAAGCAACCGGTACAGTTAGCTCAGATGGACCTTGGGCTACACACGTTGCCTCAGTCAAGGCAACTATACCAAAAGATGATCCTGCGGCCGTATTAGCCTGGAACCACAACCAAGCTACAGGTGGTTAATGATTGATAATTAGTATATCTAATACACAATCATATGACAAAATTTTCAAAAAGATTTTCAATAGCACACTACGATAGGTTTCACGACGAGTTTGAAAGTGTCTATTACACCATTTTTAAAAATGCCGACCCCGCATTTTTAGACAATATCCACGATATATATTTCGGTAAATATTTTCACTACACACTAAATGGTCAAGAACATCGCTGCGGAAATCCCATGGGAGTTGAAGCAACTGATGTACAGATTGACAATCTGTTAAAACTACAAGAAGAAACTGGAGTTGAAATAAGTCTAACATTCAACACTGTAGAAGTTCCACATGAAGTAATCTTTAATCACGAAATTAGACATCAATTTGTTGAATGGATTGGCAGTTACTATGACAGGGGTCTACGCAGTTGTACCATGAGTTCGCAGCATATTCTTCGAACGGGAGAACTACAAGAACGTTGCCCTGACATGCGATGGAAAAGCACTGTAAATCAAATTGTATCAGATGCACAACAATTTATAGACTATGCATATCTTGGCTACAATACAATTTTGTTAGATCGCAGTCTCAACAGAAATATTAAAGAATTAAAACGTATACGTGAAGCACAAAACTATTTAAACAGTAAAAATCCACGTAAGAAACTATTGACAAGTTTACTGGTAGCAGAATCTTGTATCTATGGCTGTCCTTTTAAGAAAGAGCACGATGCAGTTGGTGAAATTATCAGCACTGACTATTTTAGTGGTCCTGCTGATTTAACCTGTAACGGATGGCGGGGATCTAATGCATTTAAACAACTACCCAGGGCAGGAGTAGATATTATTGCAAATGAATCTAGTACTATGATGCAGTTTTTAGATCTAGTGGATATATTTAAATTCTCAGGTAGATTAACAGTACCAATATTTGCCGCAGAAGATGCACAATATTTTAAAGCAGTTTGGTACTACAACGATCAAGAAAAATTTAAACAACCTATATCAAAAGTTGGCCATACTGTTTATGCTGACAATTACGATGATATTATAAAAAATAATCTAGCACCTATACACAGTTGGATTCCAGGATGGATTGACACTAGATATACCACCGAAGATTATCGTACAACCTATACTGAATATAAGGGCATATGGTCAACTGCACCAGGTAAAAAGTTAGAAAAATTATTAACTAGTTGTAGAAATCAATGTTGGGATTGTCATGAATGTGAACGAACATTTGGCACAGAAGAAGTTGACTCTGCACTGCAACTAAGAAAAGTTGCACAATGATAACAATTATTGATAATTTGATTACACCTTCGTATGCCAATGCCATAGAAGATGATATACTGCGTCCTGAATATCCTTGGCTATATCTTGATGATGTTACCTATAATGGATCTACAAATAATCCCGGACTAGTCAGTGTAATTTTTGAACACGGAAAACCAATGAGTGATTGGTATCCTTTTATCAAACCTGCTGTGTATCAAATAGCAGACGCTGTGGAAGTTGCCATAGAAAAATTACTACGTATACGCATAGGATTTTTACTACAAGAAAATACACAGACCAAGTCTAGTACTCCTCATGTAGACTTTTTTTATCCTCACTATACTGCCTGTTACTATATTAACAATTCTGATGGAGATACTGTGATATATGATCAAACATTAGATGATGTGGGCATAGAAAAAGATCATAAAATTATAAAAGACTACGTGGATCAAACTAAATTTACAGTGGCCAAGACCAGTACGCCACGTAAAGGATCAGTGTGCGTATTTGATGGCAAGCATTTTCATTCTAGTACTAATCCTTATAAAAATAAACGTCGATTAGTAATGACAGTTAATTGGACCTAACATGTACCATAATATTAAATCGATTTGTATTGTAGGCGGCGGATCCAGCGGCTGGATGACCGCAGCCGCTATAGTAAAACAGTTACCCCACATTAAACTTACTCTAGTTGAAAGTCCCAACGTTCCTACGATTGGTGTAGGTGAAAGTACTATTGGTCATATCAATCAGTATCTTCATCTATTGGGATTAAAAGATGAAGATTGGATGCGTCATTGCGGTGCAACCTATAAAACATCAATTAAATTCATAGATTTCAGAGAAACTCCCGGCAGCGAACCTCATGTGTTTCACTATCCATTTGGCAACTTTGACATGACTGATAAACCACGGGGAATAATGGAATGGTTTCTAGCACGGGCCAGAGATAAAACTATCCCGCCTAGTCACTTTGCTGAATTCTTTCATGACAGTTTGTTAATGACCGATGCCAATAAGATGACAAAAAATGAAGATGGTAGACTCAGGAGTTTTAATTTTTTCTTTGACACTGCCTATCACATGGATGCTACCTTATTTGGTATCTTCCTTCGTGATTATTTTTGCAGGCCTCATGGCATGTTGCACATCGTAGACACAGTGTTAGATGTAATACAAAATGATGATCTAAGTATTCGAGAAATAGTCACAGAAAATAATGGTGCGATTAGTGCAGATTTATTTGTTGATTGCACAGGATTTAAATCACTGCTCTTAGAACAAACACTAAAAGTTCCATTTCAATCTTTTAGTAATACATTATTAAATGACAGTGCTATCGCTACAGTTATACCGTATTTAGATAAAGATCGAGAATTAGAATCTGTGACTAGTTGTACAGCCATTGAATCAGGATGGGTATGGAATATTCCCCTGTGGGATAGGATAGGCACTGGTTATGTCTACAGTAGTAAGTTTGTTACACCAGACGAAGCAGAAGCACAATTCCGTAAACATTTAAAATCTAGTAGAATGGTAGTGCCCAATGATGCAAGAGCCGATCGGGCAGAGATTAGACATATTAAGATTAAACACGGAGTACATGAACGAGCATGGGAAAAAAACGTGGTCGCAGTAGGACTGTCCAATGGATTTATTGAGCCATTAGAATCTACGGGCTTAATGCTAACACACGAAGCCATTGTTAAATTAATTGCCACACTAAACATGCGAGATGGACACATAACACAGTTCGATGTTGATTTGTTCAACTGTGCGCTGTATGATCAAGTCACAGGATTTAAAGAGTTTATTAGTCAACACTACGCATTTAGTCGTAGAAATGACACAGAGTATTGGAGAGCCGTCACTGGATCAACAACCTACTCTTTAGACATAAATCAGTTTAAACCTGCAATACAAAACAGTTATTATGATCTAGCATATAGACTGCATAGAACTAGAAATTTTAGTCATCAAGGAATGAGTGGGATTATCTATATTGCTGCGGGCATGGGTGTCAACCCTATCGACGCTGCCCATGCAGATTATCTTGATATAAAATACCTAGAAAAACCAGGCTATAGTGCAGAATCATTTCGAATATGGGAAGAACATAAAAAAGAAGTTGTGCAGGCCATTGATCAAATGCCCTCACATTGTGAATTTTTAGCAAAAAATATATACTTTACTTAGAATAAATACAATATCAAATTGATATTTACAAGGTACAAATATGGCATTAATCTTAGACGGTACATCGGGCATTTCGGTCACCGGTGACAATACAATTACACAAAATTTTGCAATCCCTCAAAATCTTATTGTTGGCAGTGGTGGATCTATCACAACAAACAACGGTGGTGTTAGTAAAGCTCTTAATGTCTATGGTACTAATAACGTTGTCATTGGAGGAGTTAACACCAATGTTAGTTCTGGAGTAGTAATTGAAGCTAGTAGAACTGGTAGGGTAACATCCACAAGATATGCACAACTCGTCATAGGCAATGATGCAAGTGATAATGGATACTTTCAATTTCAGACTGCACTGGCAAACAATGATGTTGTATCACGAATGGACATTGCTGCCACTGGACTTCAAAGTTATAATATTGCAGGATTTGCATTTAGTCAATTCTCTGGTGTATACACTCCCACTGGTAAAACTAGAGTGACCTATGTAGCCACAGGCGCACAACAAACTTTTGTAGTTCCCGGTGGTATAAACTACATATTTGTCAAACTTTGGGGAGCAGGTGGCGGCGGCGGTAATGCTGGAGGTTGGTCCTTTGGCAGTCCTGGTGGCGGTGGCGGACATGCCTACGGTATAATTCCAGTAACTCCGGGTGCAACCTACTATATTGTTGTTGGCGCAGCAGGACAGACAAACTATCCAACTACCACCACTCTGGGCTACGGTGGTGGTGGTGGTCTAGGCAGTAACAGTGATAATCGATATGCTGCCAGCGCAGGCGGCTATACTGGAATATTCAACAACGTGACTCCTTCACAAGGTGCTGCATTATTAATTGCAGGTGGCGGCGGTGGCGGCGGAGCAAGTAGACAGGGTTACGGGAACTCTGGCGGCGCTGGTGGTGGATCAACAGGCCAAGATGGCGGGAGTCCATATGATAATAAACCAGCGTTTGGCGGAAAAGCCGGAACACAAAGCGCAGGCGGTGCTGGTGGCACTGGTTCTAATGCAGGCGGTGCATTATTTGGCGGTGCTGGCGGCAGCGGTCAGCCCTACGGAGGTGGAGGTGGAGGTGGATACTTCGGCGGAGGTGGCGGAAGCTATAGTGAATCAAATGCCATGGCAGGCGGCGCTGGTGGCAGTGGATTTGTGGGAGCAAGTGTGTTAATGGGTGCAACATTCACAGGCAACGGACCAATTCCTGCATTCTCCTTTGATAACGATCTTTCTAAAAGTATAGATACCTATAGAAACTGTGTGCCTTTTGCCAATGGCGGCCCAACTAATCAAACTACTGCACAGTTAACTAACACATTCGGCGGCAGCGGCTATGTGGTTATATACTACTAAATAAAATATGGCACAAACAATCAATGCAGATGATGGCGTAATATCAGGGTCAACGGGACTCAAGTTCACTGCTGACACCACAGGTATCTTAGCACTACAAAATAACGGAACCACACGAGTCACCGTTGACGCCAATGGTAACTTGGTAGTAGGAACATTTACCACATCTATTGCAAAGAAATTTACAGTAGTCGGTGAAGGTAATTTTACTGATGCAAGCAGCACTACTAGACTGTACATGGGATTTGGTACTATCCCCACCACAGGCGGGACTGGTGCATACGTCTATAACGCAGACAATACAGCTTTAGTATTCGGCACTACTAACACAGAACGTATGCGTATCTCTGCAACCGGTGTTGTTACGTTTAACAATTTAATTTACTACAGCGCCAGTACCGCAGTCGCAGCAGCCGGTACTACGCAAGGTACAGCCACTGCTCTTACAGCTGAAATTAATAATGTGACCACAGGCATTGATGGTACTGCAGGGGTTAGATTACCCACTCCTGCGGCTGCTGGTCTAAAAATCTTTATTCGTAACGGATCAGCATCACTGTCACTTAAGATCTATCCCCACAGTGGTGGTAATATTGCAGGCACCGGTGTTGATGCTGCTATATTAATAGAATTTGCCACAGTTTTAGAATTTATTGCCTTTGATACTACCAACTGGTACCTACCCAGCGCGGTACTTTCTTAATTATATTAGATCAATTATATCAAATATTGTCTGTAGTTTTGTTCTAATAATACGATTACTAAAACTATTACGCAGACCTTGATGGAGAGGTTTTGGCGCATGATCTACAGTGGTCCACGACCAACCAATATGTTCATTGCTGAGTGTAGGTATAAACTCTTGATCAATCACACAAAGATATGTGTGAAAATTAAACACTTGATCGTTGCTGACAAATGTTTCAAGTGGTATTGTTTTTAATACTAGAGGACTAAATCCAATTTCTTCAACAATTTCTCGTTGAAGTCCCTGCCATGGATTTTCACCTTCGTGAGTTGTACCGCCTACTAGGCCCCAAGTACCTTGATGTTTACCCTTGGCTTTTTGCACCAGTAAAAATCTACCAGTTGTCTTGGCATAGAACAATGCGCCTGAACAGATGATTTTATCAGTTATAGTTCTAGAATCCACATACCCTCTCTATACTCGCCCTCAAAACTCTTAGTCCAAGAGTAGCCATCCCACTTGTACTGTATACCAGTATATATATTAGTTTGATAGACAGGATCTTCTGTTCCTGGATGTTCCGCTGCTGCAAATATTATGTGCCATGCACCAGCACTCCATTCAATAATGTCATTTTCTTCTGCAACAAAATCACTATTGTCATTGTTTTTCCAAGCATCAGGACCGTCTTGGTTACTGAGATCACCAATTTTTTCAATAATAAGATATCGTACACCTTCAACTGGCACTGGTAAACCGGCACCGGGCCCTTTAGTTTGAGGATTAATAATGGCATTAAATGTTCCGGGGCTAGATACTCTAACACTAACGTAACCATTGTATTCATTTATTGCAGTATTAGTTGGATATGTATCACTGTCCCAGTTTATACTGACCAATGTTTCGTCTAAAGGATTGACCACAAACGTGCCAAACACCTCATGTCCGTTTTCTTGTATTAATCTAATACTGCTATAATCAGCTATGTATTTTCCAGGATATTGATTTAACAATAGTCTCCAATTGATTCCTGGTCCAATTTTGTTAGGCACGCCATAGGGATCATCAATGACCACAGGCTCGTGTGCTCCTAATAATCTGGCCGCACCCGCATATACCATTAGACCATAGCTTGATATTGTAGTTCTAACCTTGGACAAGACAGCACCAGCTGGCGGACCGTAGTCATTAAGGGCAGGATCAATGCCCAACCCTTCAATGTAAGTTTCTGGATCATTGATGCCTCCATCTAAAACACTGGTAATAATTTTAGTAATAATACCAAGTTGGCGAACTTTGACCGGCGGACTCAACCAGATTGGTGTGGTTAGGTTAACAGTGGCAATGTCAATGGGACTGTCTACACCCACTGGTATTTGTCTTGACGAAAATATAATATCATCTAAATTTAATACACTTAGACTGGTCCAATCAATATAGTTGTCAGTGGTCTGAATTTCAACACTGGGATTAAACAACACCAGAATCTGCTCCATGATCTGTAACTTTTGATCAGTACTAGTGGACCATATCTCAACTTTAAGAGACAGTTTGTAGGGAGTAGGCATGATGCGTTCAACTGTATAGTTTGCACCT